GAAGAGCAGCTGCCAAACGATTCTCAGAACAGCCTGTCTTCCTTTGGCAGTGATAGATATGACTGCAGCGTCGATGTCACTGCTCTGTTGAGTAGTGATTCGATTGCGTCGAAGGAGAGGCTGGCATCTGTAGTTATATCAGTTACAACGTCACCGATACTTATAGTGATGCTCAGCATTTTATTTCCGCAGGCATGATGTCATCTGCTAACGCAAGTGTAACAGATGGCGATGACATTCTTGTCAATTCAGTTGTCATGTGGTTCTCGCTTTAATGATCGCAGCTAAGTTGTACAGATTTCCGCGCTTGTCTATCTCGTTCTTCTTTATCGTTCTGTAGACTTCTCTTTCGTTTATCCCTAGCCACAGCGCTATTGCTTCTACATCTAGGTAGAAGATCTTCTTTGGGTTGCTCATTGCTAGGGCCACCAATCTAAGTACCGTCCAGGTTTGTTTGCATCCGAAGCACGTTACTTCTGCTGTTAGGTTCTCTGCATCTACTACTACGAACTTCTTACAGTCATCGCTTGGACATGGGATTCGTCTTGGCTGTTCTGAGAATCGTTTGGCAGCTGCTCTTCCTTTGGCATGGATCGCGTTTACTTCGTTAGCAAAGTCTAACGCCCATGTCTGATTTAATGACCATTCCAGATGTGCCAGATGGAATTGCGTCGTTGCTTTAACTTCGGCTTCGATGCTCTTCTCTTTGGCCACCAGCGCCGGCGGTGTCAGTTTCCTGTCCTGGCGGATCTGGCTCTCCCACGAGTGAAGCGTGCGCAGTAGCTCGGTGGCCATTGAGAAGTCCAGGGCTGAGACGTTGATTCCGATGCTTCGTTCCTGGCTGGCGCTTCCTGATCCTGTCCTTGCTGGCATCAGGTACTGCCCTGCTTCTCGGTGGAGTTCTGGCAATTCTGAGAGCTGTGTTCTGATCTTGGATCCGCATCGGTGGCAGGCTCCCTGTGATTCGACTTCCTTTGCGCAGATTGTGCATTCCATCAGAACGGTATCCCTTCTGGATCTTCCTGTTGCTCGCGCTTTCGGTTCCAATAATCTGGCACTTCTTCTTGGCTTGGCTCTTCGCCCTTCATTCGGAAGATGATCTCTATCTTCTGGCATCGATGGCTGGCGAGTATCGTCTTTGGTCTTGCCTGGTTGCTTCTTCGGATTCGGTTGGTTGATCTTAGCGATGCTTCAAATGATGTGTCGGTTGGATGGAGTTCGTAGCTGCGTAATTCCTGGATTCGCTTGATGATCTCGTCAAAGATCGTCAGCGGCTCTGGATCTAACTTTGTTGGAAATCCTGTCAGGCAGTCGCCTTTCCAAATAAGTTTTCCACAGGCTGTGCAATATATTGGTTTAAATTCTTTGTTACTCATTTGATCTGTTCCTGAGCGCGCTGTTCCACCGTTCCGCGTTCCCCCTTATAGGGGGGGAACGGCGGAACGGTTTGGTCGCCTTTGCCGAGGTATTCTGCGGAACGGTGCGGAACGGTGCGGAACGGCGGAACGGTTAAGTTATCCACAGGCTCTATCCCCCTTCCCAGGCGTTTACGTCGCCGATCAAGAATTGCTTCTTATGTTTGTATAGGTACTTCTGTCCATGCTTTCGGTATTCGATGTGGCCACTGGCGATTAGTGATTCTAGGGTTGCGCTAAGTTCGTCGTTGCCAATCTCTATGTGGCTGGCTCGCAGGTTCTTTCGTAGCTCGTTCTGGCTCATTTCGTCACCGCTTGCTTCGAAGAACTGGCTTATCTCTGCCATCTTCTGCTCCCTGGTTGAGATGTGGATTGCTCCGCCGGTGATTGTGACGGTGATCGTGCCGTCCTTGTTGCTCTTCAGGTTTGCTATTCCTAAGTCTTTGGCGTCCTGGCAGATGGCGCGGACGAATCCCGGCCGATCTTTAGTTACTTTCAGATTCAGGCTGCCGTCCAAGCCCCTGCCGAATGGCATCGCTACATCGACCGCGATCGCGACGCCGTCAATGTCTGCTCGCTTGGCCTGTGCTCCGATGGCGTAGTTTCCTCTGGTGTCTTTGCTCTTCGTGACGTGGTCGATGGTCAGGATGGCCGCGTTCTCCATGCGCATCGGGCGCAGTATGAGCTGTGAGAATGTGGTTGCGTCCTTGTTCTTCTCCAGATCTAGCCCTAGCAGGTTCATAGCTGCGTTGACGCCGTCGACGACGATCAGGGATGGTTTGTGGATGGCAATCTCGCTTTGAATCACGTCCATGACGCCCCTGGTCATGCCTTCGTCTGGGTTTGCGTATCGGAAGTGGCGCAGGCCGCCTGTCTCCACGCCCATCGTCTTGAGTCGGTTCTTGATGCCGCGTGCGCTGTCTTCGAAGTCCAGGTAGAAGACTGTGTGTTTGGCTTTGAGTTCCTGGCGCACCGCTTCTAGGGCTATCCAGGTCTTGCCGCTTTCGCTTTCCCCGAAGATGGCGTTGATCTTGTTTGCATAAAGGATGAAGTTGCCGTCTTCGCGCTTTAGAATTGATGGCCCCGGTTCGTCTTCGAGCTGCATATCGGTGATGTCCTGTGGGATCCAAGAGCTGGTGGTTATCTCTTCGTTCTCGTCATGGAGCTGCACATGGCTTGGCTTATTGGCCGCTTCTATCTGATCCCAGTCGGTTTTCAGGTCACTCGTTGCCCCGAATCCCTGGGTTCTTAGGTGGCTGGCTGCCGACTTGAAGTCTCCCCGGTGCTCTATCTGGGTGTAGGCGGCAAATTTTGAGTAGCTGCTCTGGGCTTGAAATATGGTCGAGGTGCTGAACACGAAGAGCTTGCCGTTGCCGTTGAAGTTGGTCGTTGCCGAGATTCCTTCGTTCTTGCCTGGTCGTCGCCATGCGGTGGCTTCGCCTTTGCTGTAAACCTTCGTCCAGCCCAGTGGTTCTAGGATCGCTTCCCAGGTGACGCTGCCTTCGTAGTCATCGCCGGGGCTGGTGACTCCGCCTTCTTTGCGTGGCTTTGTTTCTTCGCCTATCCACTCTGGCTTCGGTACTTCGTCGTATAGGGCGAAGTATTGATGGATGATGGCTCTCTCTTCCATCGTGAATGTCGGTATCGTCTCGATCGAGCCTGCGCTTATCTGCCAGGCGTTGCCAGATGGATGGCATCGGCCGCCCGATGGAGCTGTGATCACGAATCCGCCTTCGCCGCGTGTTTCGGCTAGGCATCCGCCGTCTTCACCTGCTGCCTGCGCGATCTTCGTATTGCCTGGCACTTTGCCGTCGCTGATTCGGTAGAGCCAGTGGATTCCGCCCGATGGCGTGGTTTCCATATATCCGTTGATCAGCCTTGTCCAGAGCTGCCCATGCTGGCTTTGCTCGAATATCTCCCTTAGCTCGATGTGGAGTTTCTTGGCGACTGCTCTGCCTTCGAGTTCTAGCATTTCGAGGTTTCCGGATATCGCTCCGCAGATGATGCCGACGCCGTCTTGCTTCTTTCCGAACCACGCCATCAGTTCTTCGGCTGTTGGTCTTCTCTTCTCATAGGCTTTCCAGGTTGGAAGTCCTGGTCGCTTCGTTCCATCGGTCGCTACGGGGACGGCGGCTATGCCTGCAGCTGCGAAGCGCAGAGCTGTGGTTAGTACGTCGTTGCTTCTCTTCTTATTGGCTGTCTCTGATTCCGTCATGCTGCCCCCCTAGTTTTTTATCGACTATATTTGAAACTGCTCCAGATCCATAAAATAAATCATCAACACTATCTCCTTCTTGATATCCCATTGCATCTAGCACCCATTCAGTCCATTCATCGGGTTTTGATCCAACAAATCCATTTTGTTTTGGGTTTGCGATAAGGTGGTCTTTCATCCTCTTTCCAGATTTCCATCCTTTGCGTTCTTTCGGTACGCGCACTATCACTGGTTCCCAGCTGGTTGCTATTCGAGAGCCACTTGGAATGGCAATTGGTTTTATCCAACTCATTATTCTTATTCCGTTGCGCGAATCCGTTTCTATCACTTTCATGTATGTACTTAAACTATGAACAGTAAGTGCTATCGCCCATCCATCATATTTTTCTTCTAATTCGTGAATTAAATCTATGTGAGTTTGTGGATCATCCCATTTTTTTGCTTCTGGATGGTTATCAGCTCTGCCAATTCCATTTCCATCGCCACATCCATCGCCGTACCACCTGTTTGCTCGACCGAGATATGGCGGATCAGCTATTGCTAATTTCATTCGTTACCCCCCTAGTTTGTTGCTTGAATAAAACTTTTGATTATCTGCCTGCCAATGTATTCCGTATAAATAGGTGGAATTGACTCGACAAGTTCGCCCCAGATCATCCAATCAATACCCATAGCTTCGTGTGCTTCAGTCATCGTCTTTGCTGTGTGACCGCCATTGGGTATCTCATCACGCATTGAACCGTAAATCCCTACAGGTTTACCTTGTTCTTTGTGGTTACATAAGCTACCTTCTAAAGTAATATTCGATTCAAATAAACGATGACGGCGTACTTTGAGATTGAATGCGCTGCCACATAAGGTGATTGGATTGATCAGGGGTGAACCTTGAACATTTTCTATAATATATGGCTTGCCTGAAGCGATTAATGCTTGACGTGTTTCTGGGATCATGTCAATTTTTGCGGTCGTCTTTCCTTGCGCATTTCTTAAGTGCTGAGTGATCGAGTGTGTTTGGCATGGCGGAGAAGCTGCAATCACATCGAATTGACTTAGAAATTCTTGATTTAAATAATCCCTGACATCTCCCCTTATGTATTTGTGTGGATATCTTTTGCCATGTTTGATGTCGATGCCAGTTACTTCAAATCCTGCCCTGGCGTAGCCTTCTGATGCACCGCCTGCTCCACAGAATAAATCTAGAAGTTTCATTCGTACCCCCTTGTTGATTCTCTAGCTGGTGCTCCCATCGGATTTTCGCTTGCTATCACGATCAATCCGCTGGCCTGTAGATGTTCCATGATGCCCTTCGCCATGCGTCCTGGCGTATCTGGCAGACCATACTCGTAGTATTTCCAAAGCCAGTGAGCGATTGCTGCTTGCGCGTCGTTCTTCATGTGCGAGCAATCGGAATCGAACCGATCCGCTTCCCCTACGGCCGCCAGGCGCTCGCTTCCCGGTAGGAAGGTGTTCACCGGGAATGTGTTGTTACTTCGGCTGTTGACCGAGCTGCGCTAGAAGTGCTAGGACTTCTGGTGTTAGTGAGTTTGCGTCCACGACCTGCTTTGCTTCCGCTGGTGCTGGCACTGCCGGTTGCTTCGCGCCGGCGTTGCCGATGTAGGCATTCGCTTTCGCTAGATCGGCTGGGTTGCTGGTGGCATCGATCAGGATCCAGGGAGCCGACTTGCCTGGCTTGGCTGTTCCTTGTCCGATGCGTGCTAGGACTCGCTGTCCTACTTTATTCTTAAGCGCGTTCTTTAGCGCCACGTTGAAGAACAGGATGTTTTCGTGTTCTTCGTTTGTGTCCAGGTTTGTCACTCGGACTTCGATGGCATCGGTTTCCCCATGCACCGTTTGGATTCCGGTCTTGTATTCGACCGGGGTGATGATGAGCAGCTGGTTTGCAAGGTCAGCGACTTTAGGCTGATCTCCCCCAGTGCTTAGTTCTGCGAAGTTTGACATTCGCATTCCCCCTTCTCTGTTTGGGTGTTGCTTTGTTGGTTTGCCAACGCTGTTTCTTTCATTTCCTTGACGATGTCGCTCATCGTCTTCATTGGAATGTCTGTGGTGCGGCTGTTTATTTCATTCATTCTGTTTTGCGCTTCTTGTAGTTTGACAATGAACTGGTCAACAAGTTTCGCGCTAATTTCTATCTGATCGTCGTTCCCCAGATCGGAGATTCGGATTTGATCTCCGTAAAGTGATATCGCGATATCAATTCCGCCGACCTGTGCTTGGCTTGAATAGATGCTCATGGCTGTGTGTCTCCGTTGCATGCCTTCGCTAGGTCTTCGCTGAATGGTTGGAAGTATGGGCAGTAATTGCATAGGCGATCGGCGCTCGCTGGTATCAGTGACCAGAGATCCGGGCTGTTCTCGACGTCCACCGTCGCAAGCAACGAATAAACGTTATCGAGACGTTCTAACGCTTTGATCGCAACGCTTTCGTCGTAATCGTGTAGTTCCACATGCATGTCGTCGAGGCTGCCCCCGGTAGGCAGGTAGACCAGCGCCACTTGATTGACTTCGGATCCGCTTTGTGCTTTGCCGTAGCCGTAGAGCTGTACTTGGACTAGCTGCTGTTGCGTCGCGCCTTCTTTGCGTCGCTTCTCTAATCCAGTGCTGCCTGTGGTTTTCCAGTCCATCACGATTCCGCGCCGCTTGTCGAAGAGGTCGACGGTTCCGGTGAGATTGGCACGAATCGTCACCTTCTGCTCGACTTCGTAATCTTCAAGTTTGGCGAAGATATCTGCTAGATGTGCATGGATCGCTGTTCCTACCTGCGCTGCCCAGTTGCCCCCACCCATCTCGTTTGGTTTATCCCAGTCGAGAAGTTTGTAGGCAATCCTTCGGGTGCATTCGTGTCCGATTTCGCTTGGCCCTATGTAGACCTGTTTCGATCTCGGTGTCCAGGTTCCTGCTCTGGTGATTATTGCTGCGAGTTCATCGCCCAGCGCTTTGCCTGGTGAATGTGGTGATACAAACATCTATTCGTCATCCTCATCTTCGAACGGGTCGTAGCTGGGAATGTCGATCTCTGGTATTCCTGGCTGTGGCAGAATGTACGGAATGCTCATTGTCCGTCCTGCTCTACCATAGTGAAGCGGCGGCTTTGACTTACTACTTCAAGTAGGTCAATTACTTGGGGTGGCAGAATCTCCCTTGCCTTCTTTGTATCGAAGCGCCGGCTCTCCACTGTTGTCCATCGAACCACTGGCTGGTTTTTATAGAGTGCAAGTTCTGCGCTCCCCATTGCCGATTCGATGTGCGATCGTGCTATGTCAGCGACTTCTTCCCATCGCGCTATTTCTGCCTTCGCTGCTCGATATTGCTTGAGCCATTGCGCGATGCCATCGTCGAAGTCGACGACCCCTGGTGTTCCTTCTGTGCTCATGTTGCCCCCCTAGTACCAGCCGTAGCCGGTCGTTTCTTTTTGATGTTTCCAGTGCTGCCATGCCGCGCATGGGCCGCCGGATCCGTATTTTCTTCCAATATACGCTAGAGCTGCGACAACCTGGCTTACCCTGCTTTCGGGGTGTCGCATTCCTAGATTCTTGTATGTTCCGGCAAGTAGCTGTCCGACTCCGGCTGCGCTAGATGTCGGATTGTTGACTGATCTCCATGCGCTCTCCTTGCCTACGAGCTGCGTGAAGCATTGGTATTGCTTTGGCTTTAGTAGTTCTTCTGCGAGCTGCTTCGGGTCGATGTGTTGCATCGCTGTGCGCTTCTCGTAGACGACTGGGATCGCCGGGGTTGGATTTAGTGCTAATTGCAGGATCGTTGCTGTCATTGCGCTGATCCCAACGGTGACGACGAATCGTCTGATTGCGTACTTCTTTTCGGGTTTGATTGGTCTTCTCGCTTCCTTGCCTGATTCGCTTCGGTGAATATGCGGTAAACATAGGTCACTTTCAGGTGCATCAATTTGGCAATATCTTCGGCTGAGACTCCCTTGCTTCGTAGCTTTACTATTCGCTCGGCTCTTATGCTTCGCTGGCTACGTTGCCTGTCCTGTCCTCTTTCAAGTGGCGTCTTGCCACCAAAGAATCCGTACGGGATCTCTTCTCTGATTGCGTATTCCAAGCATTCCTTTCTTTCGGTACAGGCTCCGCAAATTCTGCGAAGTTCTGGGAGGCGCTTTGCCTCTTCGACTTTCCCATCTGGGAAGAATAAATCTGGGTCTTTGATCTCTGCACATAGTGCGTTTCTGAATAATGGAATTCTTTGTAGGAATGTCGATGGTGCTATCACTGTTTGCGAGCCATCCATTGCTCTAGGTTTTCTACGACCCATGCCTTCTCAATGCCGGCGTTGCGTCTTTTAATGATCACATACGCCGGGGGTGTTTCATCTAGGTTTCTTGCCTTTGCGTAGTTCTTTGCTTCGGTGACAGCTTCATCCCAGAATGCAGGAAGTGTAATCGCTTTCCTATTTTTTAGTTCCAGAATGTAAGTTTCGCCGGCGACGATGCATACGATGTCGCCTTCGTCGTTGCTTCCTGCCTTGCTCAATCTTTCCGCGCTCGCTCCAACGGATCGCAGCCACTTCATTACGGCTGTCTCGAATAATGCGCCTTTGCGTCCGTTTGGGTTTGCCATTTATTTTACGATCTCCAGGAATGTTATGTTGCGCTTCTTCTTGATTGTGGCAATTATTGCCTGTGCAAGATCCAGCACTTCGTTCTCTGTCATCGTTGCTATCTTGATTGCAGTCTCTGGCATGTTGTTTCTTAGATTCTCATAAGTTCTAATTCCAAATTGAGATCCAAGTTCTTTGGGATGGCTGGCATCTGTCAGGTTCTTGATAAATTCATATCCAACTTCTTTGCCTGTTTCTGAAATCAGATCGGCAATCGCATCTTCTTCTTCGAGGTAGATCTGGTATGAGCCAGTGCTTTCGGAATAATGAATTGAGAAGAGTTGTTTCTCTTCCATCATTCTTCGATTGCCTTCTTCATGCGCTTCTGCTTGCTTTCGTAAAGCTGTGCTTCTTGGATCTCTTTAGCTATCGGGTCGTCGGTGTATTTCAGGATCAGGTACAGAGCTGCGCAGGCTGCTATCGCTCCGGCGAAGATGATGTACTGGGTTTGCATTGGTTCCCCCTTCTTTGGGTGGCCTAGTGGCCTTAGTCGCCTTAGTTTGCCCCAGTTCTGCCTGATGTGGCGGTCGCCACGCCGTTGCTCCGCTGGGGCGCTGGCGCTCACGCTCAGTTTGCCCTGCCTGTGGATAAAACTCACAAGGTTTAGGCGTGTTTTTGTATTGCTAATCGTATGGACAAGCCCTAAGTTATGGGTGTGGGCAAGAGGGGAAACTCCCCGAGGCCTACGGGGGGTAAAAATGTACGAGATCAAAGGTATCAAAACATTAAGCGTGCGCGATGGCGTCGCTCTTACTGCAAATCTTTATCGTGAAGGTCGCATCGTTGCCAGTGTAGAAGATCGTGGCGATGGTGGATGTATGTGGATTCACTGGAATGAAAATTCAGGGCTTGAGTCTGCTTTGCTGGTTGATTGGTTTAATAAATCAGAAGCCGATCACTGGACTACAGATTTCAAAGATTCAGAATTTTCTGATAAATGTGAACTTGCAATTGAGTGGTTGATTGAGATTGCTCAGAATAATAAGTCTGCAAAGAAGAACATTCTTATTCGTGTTTCCGTAGAACCCTTTCCAGATGGAATGCGACGCTTTGAGAATTATCAAATGAAGAATGTCACTTTGTCTAATAGGGATGCATTGCAGTCTGTCGTCAATCAATTCGTAAGTGCTGAAGTTTGGGATATAACTAGTCAATCCTTCGTGTATGCCAAGGATTTGCTCAAGAAAAAGGTGGTCGCATAATGGCTCGTAAATCAATCAAACTTGCCAGAAATACAATGTGGCTTGAGGGCAAAATCGCCACGCCAGATGCAAAAGTGAACCACTGGCTTGCCATAACTGGTAAGTCTGCCGATGAATTTCGTTCTCTTGGAATTAATGCCATCGGTTTCTATCCGAGCAAGATCGTTGCTTATTACAATTTTTCATTTCTAGATAATTCTGTTGATAAAACTGAAGTCCTCTATCCAACAGAGGCGGATAAGGCTCAGATTCGTGCTTCTATGAAGGCTGGTGCGTGATGCCTAATTGTGATCTCTGCGATGCCACTGCGCTCTACAAGCGCGAATATCAACATCCAAATGGCGAGCGCTACTGGATGAATGTCTGCCGTTTCTGCTCTTTCAAGAATGCAGATTTTCAGGTGCAGTCATGAGCAAGTTATCGGATCTCTATTGCGTTTTCTGCGATGGGCGAGTCACTAATGGATCGCACTGCGTTCCTTGTTGGGAATATAAGGGCGTCGTTACTCTGTCGGAATATATTGAAATCAATGGGCATCTGCCCCGAGTCAAAGAAGAGGTGAAGTGATGGGTGCTATGAAAGCTGTTCTAATGGATATCTGTGAGGGCATGACTCTTGCTGGTAGGAATTTGGTTGATTCTGCCGAGGCGCAGGATCCGGAATTGATGGAGGCGGTTATGGTCAATATCTTGGCTTCTCTGCCTTCCTATCTAGCTGCATTGCGAGGCGAATGATGAAAATGGACGAGAAGTTTGTCCTTCGTCGTCGCGCAGTGGCGATCGTGATCGGCTCGCTCCTGCTTAGCCTGTTCACGTATGCCACTCGCGATGTTTGCTGGACTGGTTCTGGCTATGGCTCCTGCTCTGTGATGATTGAGGAGGTGATCTCCGATGGCCGCTAAGAAGAAATGGTTTAATGTTTTATTAGAGAAAACAGTAGTGATACGCGTTTATGCCGAAGATGAATTTGAAGCTGAGAACAAAGCAGAAGCAAAAATGGGCGCGTTATGGATGTCCAATAGTGTTTGGGAGGTGGATGCCGATGGCCGTTAAGAAGGCGCGTTCGGTTCGAGTGTCTGATTCCCTGTGGCAAGCGGTCAAAGATAAGGCGGTTTCTGATCAGAAATCGGTCAGCGAAGTCATCGTGGATGCCCTGAAAGCCTACGTGCGATGAGTTGGTGGCATCTAATCTCTGCGCCTTTGGCTGGCATCCTTGCTCTGGCTTATGGTCGAAGGATCTGGTTCTGGTTTGCTTTCGGTCTATTCTTCGGATTCTGGTCTTTATTGATCGTGCTCCTGCCTAGAAAGGAGTTGCGCGTTCCCACTCTTCCCGATTGGTTCCTTGTCTATTGGGGTAATCGGGTCATTGCGAAGGAGATGCGATCTATCCGGGATCCATCCGATCTCCTTTAGCAAGAAATGCCCCCCATCGCCTGTTTCCTGGCTTTGGGGGGTGTTTGCTGCCTGCTTGAATGCGTGCTGAATACTGGCGGAATGATCGGTAATTATGCCCTGAATGATCTCTGGATCGTGCGTAAATTCTGGAGAATGCTTGCGAATTATGGCGGAATGATCGGTAATTATCTCCGAATTATCTGCGAATTATGGAGGAATTATGGAGGAATTATGGCGGAATTATGCCCTGAATGATCTCTGGATCGTGCGTAAATTCTGGAGAATGCTTGCGAATTATGGCGGAATGATCGGTAATTATCTCCGAATTATGGAGGAATTATGGCGGAATTATGGCGTAATTATGGCGTAATTATGCCCTGAATGATCTCTGGATCGTGCGTAAATTCCGCCGAATGCTTTGGAATACTCCGTAATTATTTCGGAATTATGGCGGAATTATGGCGTAATTATGGCGTAATTATGGCGGAATGCTCTTCTATGCGTCCTTCAGTGCTCTGGCGATTCCTTCTTCTAGGCTGATCTTTGGCTCGTAAATCTGAAACATCTTCGTGGGGTCGCCTACTCGGTATTCGACTCCGGTTGGTTTGCCTGGGTGTTTCCTGATCGGGGCGAGGTATCCCTGCGCCAGCATAATCATCTCTGCGAGCTGGATAAATGAAACCGGTCGCCCGGTGCAAAGGTTCAAGGTTTGGATGTCGTTTGTGATCGCTTCGAAGGTAGCTGCAACAACGTCGTCGATGTGGATAAAGTCGCGCACTTGCTCGCCGGTTCCCCATACGTCGAACGGATCCAGTTTGGCCTTGCCGCGTTCTATCAAAGATGGGAATGGGTAATCAAGCGCCTGGTCGCTGCCGTATCCGCTAAATGGGCGCAGGACGTGGACTTTGATTCCTTCTGCTCTGGCGTATCGGGCCAGGGTTTCGCCGGTCAATTTTGCCCATCCGTAGCTGAAATCCGGGGTGCGAATGTGGTCGAGATTGATGTCGACTTCGCGAAGTCTTTGCTGGTATGCGGCTCGCTGCAAGAAAATCGGGTAAGCGGCCGAGCTGCTGAAATAAACCAGATGTTTCGGCTTGGTTCTTACGGCCCACTGGAACATGTCGCTGTCGATCGCGAGGTCGCTGGCAACGGCCAAAGGGTTCCCTTCGATCGTGGCCCTGCCCCCGACGATCGCGGCAAGGTGAATAACGACGTCGTATCTGCTGTCGTCCTTCTTGAAGAAATCCCTGCAATCAATGCCGTTTGCGATGTCGATGCCGGTGATCTCATGGCCTTTGCCGTCGAGTGCTCTGTGGAAGGCGCGGCCAACGAAGCCGGCATCTCCTGTTATTAGAATCTTCATATGAGCCATTCTGCCAGATACTTGTCGCTTCCTGATTCGGCCTTTGCGATCGCTTGGTCGCTGCTGAAAACGAAGCGGTCGTCTGCTTCCAAAGCCGCCCCTATGTGGTGCAGGGTTGCCTTCTTGCCGATCGGGAATGGCCGCCGTCTGCTCTTGCCTTCTGTGGGGGTTTGGTAGCTCTCATCGTGGATCAGGGTTGCTCCCTGGATCAAAGGCCAAATGTGGGCCGCGAGCCAGTCCTGATCTTGCGTGTAGTAATTCTGCGCTTCTGGTGGTATGAAATATGGAATGGCCCGGGTTCGAGCTGCGAACATGCCTGCGCTGATCTGATAATTGTGGCCTGTGGGGTGGTCTTTCATAATGTGGAAATCGAGGCCGCTTGCCAGAAACTCTTCGTGCGCGATCCGTTCCCGGTGCGTCAGCCTAGCGTCTGCGTCGCGGCTTAGAACGATGTCGAATTGCGGATCGGTCAAAGCCTGAAATCGCCAGAGTTTGGCTGTGTGGTCTTCTGGCCCTTGCTCTTCTACGAGCTGCACGTGGGGGAAGAGCTGCAATGTTTGCTTGATTGATTCCGGAACGCTGGCCCCGGTGTAAAAGCGCAGCGTATATCCTTTGAAGTGTCTGGTCGCCAGAATTGCGTTCTTGATCGCGCCGATCGTGTATCGCTCTTCGCTGCCGTATAACGAGTAGGCGATGAGCTGCTTCATGGTCTTAGTTTGCGCTTGAGCAATTCGTAGGCTTCGCTCTCGATGTAGTTCTTGTATGCGAGCGCGTCGAATGCGTATATTTCGGTTGCGTTGACTTCCTTGTATCCCTCATCCCATTCCGCTTTGCCTGCGACTGGGTGCATGTGTTCAACGATAACGTGATCGAGGTAAGTGATCGCTCCTAAATCCTGGCCTAGTTTCTTCCAGAAGTTATCAAGATATAAATGCTTCATCTTTGGCGGAACCATTCCGTCAAGGGCTTTGACGATGTCGCTGGTCATTGCGATCATGGTTGGAAGTCGTTCCCCTTGCAGCAAGTCGTTGCCGTAGGCCATCGACGGTCGCTTCTGCATTGCCTGGATAAGAAGCTCATCCCATCCGGCTGTGCGTGGGCGGTGGTCATCGCCGAGGAAGGCGAAGTATTTATATTCGCCCTTCTTTGCGATCGCACTGGCTGCCTTGTTTATTGGGTAAGCCATGCCCCGGGTTTCGTTCTCGATCGTCATGCACTTGTCTGCGCCTACTTCGTATTCGTAGGCATCGTGCTCTGGATCGTTTGCGTCAATAACGAAGAGGATGTCTGAATGTGTGGAAAGGCTATCGTGCTCTGCCAATAGTTCGACTGCGTTGCGTGGGCGTCCTCTGCTTGGTACGAGGATAATCATTTCATTCATTTGTGGTCGCAATTTCGCCGGCGATCGCTGCGTATGCCGCTAAATCTACGAAGGAGTCTTCTGTCTCTGTCTCCATCAATCGTGCGACTTTAACCAGGGCCATGCATATCGCCACTTGCTGTGGGGTGATCTGGTGCTCGAGATATGTCGTCCATAAGTCTGCAATGCGCCGGTGGTTGGTTCTTGGATCGCCGTATGTCTTCTGGCGATCTTTGGCTGTGAGTCGGTGCGCTTCTTGAAGAATATCCCCCCGATTCATCAATTACTTTGCTCCGCGTCCGAAGTCGCTTGCTCTGGGATCTATCGCCTTCAAGATTGGGCCGGCGATTGCTGCGATCCCTACTGCAAGGTATTCCTTGAGTGGGCGGTTTGGATCTACAAGATAAAGAGCTGCGACTGCTGCTGCTCCTGCTCGCAGGTAGGTCATGATGATCGCTTCGATCTTCTTCTTATCCATTTGTTATCTCCTTAAATTTAGGGCGGCCAAATCCTACGATAAATACTGGCAGAGAGGGTTGAACCTTGCCGCGATTCTTCTTCTTGAATGCTCGGATCTTCTTGCAGACTTCGCCGCCGTTGCGCTGGTCGCCCTTCTTGTCCGGGCTGGTGTTACCTTCTACTGTGGTGACTGTGCCGTTGCCGTTATTGCTGATCACGATTCCAACGTGTGAAATGCGATCGAGCGCGTCGCCGGGAAAGTCAAAGAAGACGATATCTCCTGGCTGTGGTTCTGCTGCTTCAGCAAGTGTCCAGGCGTTCTTGTCCATGAAGCCTGTTGCTCCTGCTGGCGTGTAGGTGCAATTCGGGATCTTGATCCCTGCTTGCTTTGCGCACCAGTTTACGAATGCTCCGCACCAGGCTTGGTTTGCCTTCTGGTATTTCGTTTGGTTATCTGCTGGCCCTTCAATGTATCCGAGTTCGGATTGTGCTACATCTAGAAACTTCTCCAGTTGGTTCATTTTCTTCCCCCTTTTGCTTTGTTATTTTCCAAGAGTAGGCTATAAATCTCATCTACTCTGGTTTCGACTCTGGAAATTCTATCGCTTACGGAGCTGCCGCCGTTGGGCTTCAATTCTGCAAGGTAATGCTTGACGAGCCATCTGGTTATCGCTGCAAAGGCTCCGGCGATCGTAAGAATTGAAACGATCAGAGCTGCGTAATCTTGGGCGGTCATCTCATCTTCTCTCCTGGCTTCTTCTGGATCCCCGATGCTTCTACTTCGTCGACGGCGTCGTCGATCGTCCATAATAGAGGAACGATATCAGTGACTAGCGTGTCCATTGGTCTTTCTCAACCACACTTGATAGCCATTTTCTATAATCGTTGAGTCGTCTTTTACGCTTTTAATAAAAGCATCGTATGCCTGTTCTGTTTCTTCATTAAATAAAACATCATCTAAAGCCATCACTCCACCATCTTTAAGCATAGCCCAGGAAAGTCTTGTGTCAGATTCGATTCCTTCTGTTGAATGGTCGCCGTCAATATAAATAAAATCAAATTTCTGATCTTGATTTTGTTCTAGCCAGACCTTACTGTCGCTTTTTATTTTTATAATTTTGTCAGCGTATGGGAGTGTTTCTTTATCAAAGTATTGCTCTGTGCCTAAAGTTTGCCAAATATCCACACAAGTAATGGTTGAGTTTTCTCCAGTTAAAACATTTTTAATTTGTTCAATAGCGCTGACGCCTTTATAGGAACCTATTTCAAGGAATCTCAAGTTTGATTTTCCAATAAACTCATTCATATTCCTATTAAAGAATTCATACGCACCCATATCGAAATACCAATTATCTGAATAATTTACATCACTCACAAATATATCTTTTACTTCATCGTAGTACGCACCAATTCCTGCATAAACGCCACGAATGTTTCCGTTGTAACTGGTGCGAAGACAGCGCTGTCCACGTATTTCTCCGTAATGTGCTTCCCAGTCAGAGATTCCATCAACGACTTCCCACTCGTTGCGCCCTACAATAACTTCGGTCACGATGTTGTCTTGATTAAGAAATGCGTAGTGCGCCATTAGACAGTCACCGTTCCTGTTCCTGCTGTAAATGTATAAATTGTATTCCCACCGCTTGTTGTTTTTGTGTAAGTTAAACCGCCGCCGATTGAAGTGAAATCTAAGAATGTGTTTGGATAAGACAAGATAACAATTCCAGAACCACCCGCGCCTTTGGTTCCCTGGCTGTTGCTTCCGCCACCGCCACCACCACCTGTGTTAGCCGTTCCATCTGCGTTAAATGCTGCTGCTGTTGCACCGCCGCCCGAACCACCTGCAGCGTAATAACTTCCTTGTTGTCCAGAAGCTGATCCACCACCGCCACCTGCATAAGTAACTGAAGATCCTGAAATGCTTGATGATGATCCGTTTCCACCTGCGCCAGGTGCGGTACTGCCAGATCCACCTTGACTTCCTGCGGCTCCTGCTCCACCACCGCCGCCGCCGACGGATTGGTTTGTACCGCTCTGCGATAGTCCAGCGCCGCCGTTATTGCCTTGTGATGGTGAAGTGCTCGGTGTGTTTCCTGAACCGCCAGAGTTTGGAGTTCCTGCATTTGCGGAACAACCGCCGCCACCTGATCCGCCGTTGCTTCCACTCTGATTAGACTTCGTTCCAAATCCACCACCGGCAGATGTTATTGTTTTTAAGACGGAGTCTGAACCATTAGTTCCGTCTGTAAAAGATCCGTAGCCACCAACAACGCCAGCAGAACCGCCTGCTCCGACGGTTACTGTAAATGATGCGCCGATGCTGAATCCTGTGTCAGTTCTGAAACCACCCGCGCCGCCGCCGCCGAATAATGCGCCGCCGCCGCCTGCGACGACAAGGTAGTCAACGGTCGTCGGTGCTATGGCCGGGGCTGCTCCGCTTCTGTATCCGCGCACTGATCCGTTTGCCAGTGATGTGAGTATTGGCATCCTTTCCCCCTATGCAAATTTCGTCTGTGATTCGAGCACGACGTATGTCGGTGTGGCTGCTGTCTTGACGATCGTGAAAGTGTAAGCGTCGATCGCACTTGCGTTTCCTGCTGTGATCGCTGCTGGCACTTTCGGTGTGACTGTTGATGCGTCAATCTGGATAACGTTTGGGTAGTAAGCGGTCGCGCCGTTTGTGTTAAGCCATACCAAAGTAATCGCATCTCCTACTGCGAGCTTACTACTGAGTGATGCTCCTGCGCTGTATCGAAAGTTTAGCGTGTGGTTTGCTGTTGCATTTGTGGTGTAATACCAAACCGATGCTGTGCTCACATCAAAGTTAATCGTTCCGGTCGCGGCTGCTGCCACTACGTTGACGTCTTCTTCTAGGCCCCTGATTATGCCGTCGGTGAAGACCGCTTCGTTGATCACTGGCGCTGTTAGTGTCTTGTTTGTCAGCGTCTGCGCTGTGGTCAGATCGGCGGTGACGGCTGTGTCGATCGAGACTGTGACGGTTCCGGAAGTGCCGCCGCCTGATAGCCCTGTGCCTGCCGTTACGCCAGTGATGTCGCCTGACTCTGGTGTTGCAAATTGGAAGAAAATGGCTGCGCTGGTGCTAGTGAAATAAAGGACTCCGCCTTGATATTGAGCAAGGATAAGCGATCCGGATGTGTTGACTGTCGCTGTTCCTGCTGTGATCGTGCAGACTCCTGCACCGCGATTCTGAATGGTGACGATATCGCCTGCTGCAAACAACGCGGTGTTGACTGTGATCGTCGTTGATCCTGCATTTGACATTGCGACGGTCGTTCCTGCATCTGCTGCCACCAGCGTATAACTGATTATCTTTGCGGTCGTATCTCCGCCGAGCATCGCTGTCTGTTGCAGCGATGTCATCTGCGCTGCAGTGAGCACCTGCCCTGTCGTAAATGTCTGCTTTGCCATTTCTTCTCCTTGTTAGTAGCTTAAAACGCCGGCGGTATCTAGGATGCCCTGGGTTGCACTGTCTAGAATAAATGCTTGGATGATCGGTTCGCTTGTGAGTATCTTAGTCGTGAAGGTTGTCCTTGTTATGTCG